ACGGCTACCTCTGCTACTACGGCTACCAGCGCAACTACGGCTACGTCGGCCACAACGGCTGGGTCTGTTACCAACGCCGTAACCTTCACCAACACAGGTGGCGCAGCGGCTGGGACGACGTTCAACGGATCGGCAGCGCGCACAATTGACTATAGCACCGTTGGAGCGCCTAAGGCTGATGGTACAGGTGCATCTGGCACTTGGGGTATCAACATCAGCGGTAACGCCGCAACGGCTACCTCTGCTACTACGGCTACCTCTGCTACTACGGCTACCTCTGCTACTACGGCTACCACGGCAGGCTCTGTCACAAACGCGGTAACTTTCAATAACAGCGGCTCGGGCGCTGCGTCTGGGACGACGTTCAACGGCTCCGCCGCCCAGACAATTAGCTACAACACATTGGGGGCCACTACGGTTGGGGGTAATATGTTCACCCTAGCCAACCCCAGCGCGGTCACGTTCCCACGCTTCAATGCGGATAACACGGTCTCTGCGCTGGACGCCGCCTCGTTCCGTACTGCAATCGGCGCGGGCACGGTCACCTCTGTCAGCGGCAGTGGTTCGGTCAATGGCCTGTCTCTCTCCGGCACGGTTAGCAGCACCGGCAACATCACACTGAGTGGCAGCGTCACCTCGGTGGCTACAACGGCGACCATTGATGGCGTCACCATCGGGTATCGTAGCATCCCCCGCTCGACCACGAGCGGCACCGCAGTGGTGGGTGACGTTGGTAAGTGCATCGCGGTCACCGCTGGTATTACGATCCCGAACAGCACCTTCGCTGCTGGGGACGCCATCTCTATCTACAACGATAGCGGGTCAGCCATTACGATCACGGCAGGAGTGACTACTCTGCGTCAGGCTGGCACTGGCAACACAGGCAACCGTACGCTGGCCGCGCGCGGCATGGCTACCGTTTGGTTCAATAGCGCAACCGAGGCGGTCATCTCCGGCGCGGGGGTCAACTAATGAGCGGCATCCAAATGGCATTGTTGGGGACGGCCCAAGGGGCGTTGATTACCTTAGGTTTCGACGCTAACTTCGACATGATCTCCGACGGGACTACCTCACAGCTACTCTTCTTTACCTTGGGGACTGATGCTACCGTAAACACAGTAGCGGAGACCATAACCTCGGCAGCGACCCGTTGGGGTTCGCCTACTACTGTCGGTATCGGAAGCGATTTTGAGGTGCGGCTGGAAGTCTCAAATTTGGTCGTTGAGGCGAGCGAACCCACATTGGTCCAGTTTGCGGGGGTCAACGTCACCAGCGTCGGAAACACGGCGTACTACGCGCTGTCGTCAGCGCGCTCCCTTGTGGTGCAATCTATAAAGCCTACTGTGGGAAGTAGCGACTACACGTTTATAAGCGGCACGGTACGCATCCGAGCGATTGCCAACACCGCCAACGAAACTACCGCGACATTCAGTCTTACCGCTTTCTCAGACGTGTAAGGGGGTATCTAATGGCTCTCCCCTCCAGCGGCCCGCTAACACTGGCCAACATCCAGACTGAGTTCGGGGGTAGCAACCCGATCTCTCTGAACGAGTATTACGCTGGGGGCGGTCTAGTTCCTGCGGGCACCAGCGGCACCTATGGGGCCGTGCCGTCAAGCGGCACGATCAGCATCCGCAACTTCTACGGCACGTCAAACATAGTGATCCAGCTTACCACCCCACGTACTATATCTTATACCTCTGGTGGTATTCTCTCCGCGCAAGCGGGTTATGGCCTAGACCCTGATAGCTACGTGTATACAGCCGCTAATTTTAGCGGTTCGTACACTCAATCTGAACAGTGGGATAGCGTTCCAGCTACGACAGGTAATTATCAAGTTCGAGCTACACTTAACTCAGGCAGTACCCCAACTGGTAGCGCCCTCAGTACATGGCTTACTGTATCTAGCTTTAGGTCTTGGTTGTTAAACGCATCTCCGGGTAACTTCCTGACTTGCAACTTGACCATAGAAGTCAGAGACACCGCAACTAGCACTGTACGGGCGACTGCTTCAGTAACCCTTACCGCAGATGCTACCTAACGGAGTTCTTGAATGCCCTTCATCAAGCTCCAGTTTAAGCCGGGTGTAAACCGCGACCAGACCGACTACTCCAACGAGGGTGGTTGGTACGAGTGCGACAAGATCAGGTTTCGCTCCGGGTACCCGGAGAAAATTGGCGGCTGGATTAAGGCTACCCCGACTGCGTTTGACGGCGTGTGCCGCCAGATGTGGAACTGGATCACGACGTTCAACGACAACCTGCTTGCCCTTGGCACCGATACCAAGGTGTACATCGAGGAGGGGGGTTACTACTACGACATTACCCCGTTCGGTGAAGCGCTCGCGGGGTCGAACACCTTTGCGGTAACTAACACCCTTGCCGTAGTCACGGTCACCACGACCACTGCACTCCCATCTTGGCTGGTGACAGGCGAACCCGTCCTCGTTGCCGGGTTCGCGTCTGCCCTTGGCGGCATCCCCATCACCGAGCTTAACGGCACCCACATAATCACTAAGCTCGGAGCAAACAGCTTTACGTTCACCGTTGCTACTCCTGCGTCCTCAACCACTTCGGTCAGCGGTGCTGGCTACACAGTGCGGGCTGAGATCGAGCCGGGTAACGCAATTACCATTGCCGGCCTAGGCTGGGGTGTGGGCGCGTGGGGACGTGACGCTTGGGGTTTGGGGAGCACCACAGGCGGTATCAACCTCCCTCAACGTGACTGGTGGTTTGACAACTTCGACAACGACCTTGCGATGAATATCCGCAACGGTGCACCCTACTGGTGGGTTCGCGGGTCAACGGATGACCCGTCTACTTCGCTGGCTACGCACGCTATTACACTGCAAGACTATGCGACTGGGGAGGGCTACACGGCTTCCTCGGTACCCGTGCGGGTTATGCAGCTGCTGGTATCGCAGCAGGACAAGCATCTCCTTGCCTTTGGTGCGGTACCCTTCGGTTCAACTAGCGAAGCCGACTTCGACCCGTTGCTTATCCGCTGGGCCGACCAAGATACTCCGGGTGACTGGACCCCGAGCCAGACCAACACCGCTGGTGATCTACGCGTCTCACGCGGTTCCCGTATCGTGCGCGCCCTGCCTACCCGGCAGGAAATCTTGGTTTGGACCGACACCAACCTCTACACGCTTCAGTTCCTCGGTACGACCGATGTCTTCGGGCTTCAGGAATACGCAGACAACATCTCGATTGCCTCCTCGCGTGCGGTGGCTTCGGCTGCCAACATCACCTACTGGATGGGCCAAGATAAGTTCTACGCCTACACGGGTCGCGTCGAGACGCTGCCCTGCACCCTGCGCAACCACGTCTTCAAGAACATCAATTACGAACAATTTGACCAGATTATCTGCGGCACCAACGAGCAGTGGAACGAAGTCTGGTGGTTCTACCCCACGGCGCTGAGCGACTATAATAACGCCTACGTGGTCTATAACCATCTTGAGCGCATCTGGTACTACGGCACTATCGACCGCACGGCTTGGCTTGACACTCCGCTCCGCCCGTACCCACAGGCTGCTAACACCCCCGTGTCAGTCGATGGGGGCGTCGTCACCACGGGCGATGGCTACCTCTATTACCACGAAGCCGGCGTGGACGACGATGTTGATCCGATGATTAGCTATATCCAGTCGTCGGACTTTGACCTTGATGACGGCGACCAGTTCATGCTGACGCGCCGTATCCTCCCTGACATCGGGTTTGATGGTTCGACAATCGGCATAGAGCCAGAGGTCACTCTACAGGTGCGCCCGCGCAACTTCCCCGGCAGTACGTTCAGCGCAGACGCTGCGGATACTCAGCGCGTCATCGAGACTTCGATTGGCGTCTATACCGATCAGGTCTTTGTCCGTGCCCGCGCCCGCCAGATGGCGCTTAAAGTGCGTTCCGACCAACTCGGTGTGCAGTGGCAGCTTGGCGCACCGCGCCTCGATGCGCGTCCTGACGGGAGGCGCTGATGGCTCTTACTAGGTTCAGAGCCGCGCCACTACCCAACCCCCCGGCGCAGTATGACTCGCAGTACCTGCGGCAGGTTGTTCGTGTCATCGAGACTTACTTTTCCCAGTTGGACAGCAACACCCCTAACTACGCGCAGTCATACACGGCAGACACTTTTAACGGCATCGCCGCTACGAAGCAGGTCACCACGGCGGAAAAAAACGCGCTTACCCCTAGCGCAGGGTGGGTAGTATTTGATACGACGTTGGACAAGTTATGCGTCTATAGCGGGTCCGCGTGGGAGACCGTGACTTCTGTTTGAGTTGAGGCTATAAGCGTAGCCGTAAGGTAGGGACGACGGCCTATGAACGTACAGGAAATGCCGCCGGTTAGCGCATCCGCAAACAACACGTCTGTTGCGGGTCGTCCCCCCATGCTTGGTACTCCGGTGCCCGGTACCGCTGGCGGTCTTCCGGCGCAGGGCGGTTTGTCTGTTACTCAGAACCCGATGGCGCAAGAGCTTCAGGGTTACGGGCGCAACGGCGACTCCATGCTGGTCCACATGACGCCGGGTGAAGTTGGCGGTCTCCAGCAGCTTGCCATGGCTATGGGCGGTTCGCTCTCCATCAACCCCGACACCGGCCTGCCTGAAGCTAACTTCCTGAAGAAACTGTTGCCAACCCTGCTGGGTTTGGGCCTTACGTTTATTCCCGGTATCGGTCCTCTTGCTGCTGCGGGTATCGTAGGTGGCGGCCAGACCCTACTTACTGGTGACATCAACAAGGGCCTGATGGCTGGTCTTCAGGCGTTCGGCGGCGCAGCATTGGGTGGCGCTATCGCTCCTACGGCTGCTGGCGGTGCAGCTGCTGCGGCTAAGGCGGCTGCTGCGGGATCAAATATTGTTGCAGGTGGCGCAGCCAGCGCATTACCTACTGCTGCTACTTCTGCCGCTGGTCTTCCCGCAGGGCTTGGGT